GCACAGGATCAGAATAGACAACCATTGAGAATTAAGGCGGTTAACGCTTCGACTACTCTACAAGTCTATTCGGGACAATTAGCGGTAAGCGATGACAACAGTGATTCAAGCACTTTATCCAGTATTGTCGTAAATGGCGGTTCTGTCAATGTCGGTCAAGGTGTTACGTTAACCACTTTAGAAAGTACCGGCGGAGCTACAAGCACCCAATCAAGTTGCACAACATGCACGATCAAAGGCGGTTCAGTTAACTTTTATGATGGTATCGCGGCAAGTACTATAACGACTTTAACAGTCAGCGACACGGGCACATTTAACCATTATGGAAGCGGAACAATAACCACAGCTAATGCGAATGGCGGAACAATCGACCTAACACGCACAGAAAAGGCTAAAACGGTCACAACGCTTAATTTAAAACAAAATGCGGTCTTGGTTATTGATACGAGCAACGTAACTCTAACAAATGATATAATCCCCGAATCGGGTAAAATTCTTAATATAACGGTGAGATAATATGTTTAATAATCCATTCTTAATGATAGATAGCTTTAGCTTTCATAATCTTTCGCAAAAGATCAAAATGGCTGATAAAATCGTAATAAAAGCTGAAGAGTTAAACAATATTGATCCAATGTCTAATGTGCTTCAAAAAGCTGGATCTCGTGCAATGATTAACATTGAGGGGCCAATTGCTTTTAATCCTTCTATGATTGAGCGTTTATTCTTTGGCGCTACTTCTACACAAGATATTATGCAAGCCGTTGCAGACGTTGCGAAAGATAGTAAAATTAAATCAGTTGTATTTAAGGTAAACTCAGGCGGTGGCGAAGCTCACAAGATGCATGTATTGGCCGATATGATTCACGGATTAAGCCAACAGAAAGCCACAGCAACTCTTAACACTGGTATGATGGCAAGCGCGGCATATTATGCAGGCTCTCAAACTGGTAAAATCTTTCTAGACGATAAAATGAATCAAACTGGATCAATCGGAACGGCTGTAATGCTACACGATACCAAAGGACTTGCAGAGAAAGAAGGCATCAAGGTAATACCGGTTACTACTGGCCCGCTCAAAGCCCTACCCGCTTCTGGTGTTGAAATCTCTGAGGATCTAATACAATATGTACAGGAAAGAGTTAATGAACTACAAGAGGGTTTTAGTGATGCTGTTATGCGTGTTAGACCTAATGCGGATATGTCAGACGGTGCAGAAGCCAGAACAGGCAAAACGTTTTCTTTCCAGAAGGCCAATGATTTAGGTTTAGTTGATGGCATAAAATCACTTGATGAAGTGTTTAGTATGTTAGAGGCTGGCAATAAATTAGCTAAAATGAGAAGATCTTAATATATACTAGGGGTTCATTTGGTTGTATATTACTGAAGCTCAATTAGTTAAATAAAAAAAAGACACCTAGCGAACTAGATGCCTCTTAACTTATATTATCAGAGCCGAAAGAAATCAGCATCTGGTAATTTAAAACTTCACACTTTTAGTATAAGGCGGTTTTCAAAATAATACAAGAGTTATAAATATAGATAATATCAATAGTCATTTGACTTTTCATAAATAATACTTATATTTTAAACAAGTGCCGTTTTTTGTTGCCAGAGGGTAACACTGAAGGCCATAAACAGAAAATAACCCTTTTTGCTTGTAGTAGATAGGGCCAAGGTATAAACACTTGTAAAGACAAGACTCTGCGCTTTTGCGTTGGGTCTTTTGTTTTTTAAGGAGAAAATAATGATCGAAAATATGAAACAAGAGCTTGTAGACCTACTTGCTGAGATCGAAGGCATGGATCAATCCGCTGAAGATTTCGTTGGTAAAGTTGACCAAGCTGACGCCCTAAAGGGTAAAATTGAACAGGCTGTATCCGCTCAGGAAAAGCTTGCTGGATTAACATCATTCAAACCTAAGACTGTACAAGCTGTTGACGTTCCGGCGTTGAATGTACAAGTTCAAGAAGGTTTTGTAAGTGATCCAAAGAAAGGTTTCCAGACTGCTGGCGAATTGATGAAGCTTTTAGCTGAACAGTCAACCGGTACTAAGAAAACTTTCTCACTGAACGCTAACGCTGATGATAGACTAAAACACGTTTGTGACATTTCAATGACTAGTGGACAGGGTAACACTAAGGCTGATGGTCTTATGATTCCTGCTGAACTAGACCCAACAATTCACACTCTTGGTTTAGATGCTTCTGACGATTGGTTTGCAAGAATTAACGTAAAGCAGACTTCAAGCAACTCCAAAGAAATCAGACGTAGTGCGGCAACTACTAACGGCGGAACTGTTGGTATGACTGTTGGACGTGCGGCTGAATTGGCTACACTTACAAGCTCTAAGCAAGTATTCGAGAAAGACACTGTAAAAGTTGATAAACTATATGTTTACTCTGAAGTATCTGAAGAAGATCTTGAAGACATTGCTTGGCTTGAGTCTAACATGGTGGCTACCGCTCCGAGACTTATGGACATTGCAAAAGGTGAAGAAGTTCTATTTGGTAACGGTGTCGGACGCGCTCTTGGTTTCAAGAACGGCGGTGACTCTGTAACTATTACTCGCGCTGGTGCAAATGCAGTTGCTGCGGCTGACATTGTAAAAATGAAAGCTAGACACCTAAGAAGCAAGAACGGCGGCGGATCTTTCTGGATGGTAAATCATTCTGTATGGGAACAGCTTCCACTAATGACAATCGGCGACCAGCCTATTTTCGTTAATGATCTTTCAGGACGTTATGACGGTTTCCTCCTTGGACTGCCTGTATACACTACTGAAGATTGCGAAGATTTGGGATCTATTGGCGATGTCTACCTAGTTAATCCAGATGCATACTGTGCACTAGAGAAGATGGGCGGAACTAAGTTTGCAAGCTCTATGCATGTAAAATTTGATTCTGATGCTATGGCCTTTAGATGGACTAGCCGTTTTGGTGGTATTCCACTATATAACGCGCCATACACTCCAAGAGACAAAAACAGCACTTCTAAAGATACATTGAGTAATTTCTGTATTCTTGGAACGGCTTAATAGGAGATATGTACAATGAGTTCATATAATTCAGCAAATATTACTGATTTAGTATCAGTTCGTGACCTAATTGAACCTGTAGCAGGTGCCGCAACTTATACAACTGGTTGGCTTGATGCTGGCACAGCTTGTCAATGGATGGCTGTCATTTCTGCGGGTACTGTCGGAACGTCGGCAGATGCCAAAATAGAGCAAGCTTCGGATTCGTCCGGAACTGGCGCTAAAGACCTTTCTGGTAGTGCAATCACTCAATTGGTCGCCGCCGGATCAGCATTAATTGAATTCCAGCCAAGTGATTTAGACACTGCAAATGATTTCGATCATGTCAGACTAAGCATCACAACTGTTGGAGCAACTACTGTTGCAAGTGGTCAACTTATTTCACGCGGTCACAGATATGAGCCACAAGCTCAAGGTTCTAAGATCGATGAAGAAGTAACAGTATAATAAAATAAGAGAGGTCAATCATGGCATTAAAGTTAATTACTGACGCGGCAACCGAACCCGTAACACGAGCAGAAGCGGTACTGTTTATGCGTTACACTGGAAGCCTACAAAATGACGTGGTTGACTCTCTTATTATCGCGGCGACGCGTATTGTACAGAATTGGTGTAGTACTCAACTGGTGAACGCGACCTACGAGTATTACACCGATGAGTTCTGTGATGAGATGCCGATTAGTATTGGGCCTATAAGCTCCTTCACTATGTTGGAATATCAAGACGCAGACGACGCAGAGCAAACTTTGGCAACTACTGTTTATGGTACTGACTTAATAAGCCCTGTGAATAAAGTATATCTAAAAGAAGGCCAAACGTTTCCGGTAACAAGACAAGACCCCAACGCGGTTAAAATGACTTTTGTTGCTGGTTATGGTGCGACCGCCGCCGATGTTCCAGAGCATTACAAAACAGTTATTAAAATGATCGTCAATGATATGTTTGAACACCGAGAAGCTAACACTGAGACAGAATATAAACCGAATCCAGCAATCAAGGCCCTATTGAATAGAGGCGCACAAAATTACAGGTTTTCATAATGCCAATGCAATCAGGTAAATTACGACACGAAGTTGTCATACAGGATGCTTCCCGCTCCGCTGATGCATATGGCCAACAGAATCCAACATGGTCAACGTTTCAAGCTACCTACGCGCATATACAGCACCTTAGAGGCAATGAGTTATTAGTAGCGCAACAGGTAAACAGCAAAATTAACACAAAGATAAAAATACGATGGGTGTCTGGTTTACGTGCCAACATGAGAATCCAAGCAACACACGACAGCGCAACCAGATATTACAATATAATTTATATAAACACGCTTAATGAGATTGAAGAAACAATAGAATTGCTTTGTGAAAGGCTGGAGGATATAACCAATGGCTAGCAATCAAGATAATTTCTTTAAAGTGAACGGTGCAAAGGAACTGGCTAAAGAGTTAAAAGAACTTTCACGTGGTATGCAAAATAAGATACTTAGACCAGCTATGACAAAAGCCACAGGTGAGATCAGAAAGGTTGCTAAAACCTATGTTCCTGTAGATTCTGGACTGCTTAAAAAGAGTATTAAAAATAAGACATTCACAGCTAAAAGAGGTGCAAAGGGCATTGTGGGGCGTGTCGGTGTTTTTGTAAAAGGGTCTGACGGCGTTGGAACACATCCCGCAAAATATGGTGCTGCTTTAGAACATGGTACAGAGAAGGCCGGAAAGGGTAACAATACTATAATCGGGGCGCGTAACTTCTTAGCTAATGCCTTACAATCTGCTGAACCAATGGCAACAAAAGCACTCTTAGCCAAGACACAAGAGAAAATGGACGCCTTCCACGCCAAGCAAGCAGGGAACTATAAAACATGAGAAAACAATTCTATTATCATTTAGCTAATGACGCCGGTATCTCTGCTTTAGTTGGTTCGCGTATATACCCACAAATGGCACCTACGGAAGGCGCTAAACCTTATATAGTATTCACATTTACGGGTATGACTTCGAGCTATGAGCAAACGGGACGTATACCGTATAGAAAAGACTCTATTGAAATTATCATTGCAGGGCCGACTATTGCATCACTAGAACCGATAGCACAAGCAGTTAATGACGCGATGGATATTCAAAGTACAAATATAGGTGATCCACTAGGAACACAAGAAAGGGTTAACGCTACAACGTTTTTATCAGAATATGATGACTTTGATTTAGTTGATGGCTCAGAAGACCCCGTTTATACAATCACTCAACAATACGAAATTAACTATCAGGAGGCGTAACTATGCCAACAGGAATTCAAGAAGGTCAAGGGTTTAGTGTCGCATTTGGTACTACTTCACTTACTATAAATTATTTAGACGTCTCAATTGATGGCGTTTCTGTAACAGATATTAATACAAGTGATCAATCCACCACAGGCGGGGAGACTTACATCGCTTCTACTCTAAAAGAGGGTGGCAATATCACTTATACTGTTAATGCGAATATGACTGATCAGGTAGCACTATTTGCCGCTATTGGTTCAGATCCTGAAACTATTACTATCACATGGCCTACAACTTTGGCAACTGCTGGTACTCTTCCATATTCTGGATATATCAGCAAAGTGTCAACTCCAACAGTTTCAAAAGGTAATCTAATTACTCAGCAAATTACGACTAAGGTAACTGGTACAGTAACACCAACTAACGAGACAGTATAAGATGGATATAGGCTTTTTTAACGATCTAATTAAAGAGGGTGTGAGCAAAATAGAGCATGATGGTAAATCATTCTATATGTTAACGCCTTCTGCCTTGCGTGGTTCTTTACTAAGTGTTATGTCTGACGAAGTGTTAGACCAAAATGACAAAGTATGTAGAACCCTTGCAATGATCTTGTGTGATGAAAACGGTAAATTGATTTTTGACTATAAGAACGCGGAGCACTTAGAGAAGATTAAAGCCATCCCTGACAAATATATTGTTGTGTTAATTGATGAAA